CATTTTACCAACTATTTTTTTATAGTTAGCAACTGCCGCTTTTGCTTTCTTAATTTCTTTGGTCTTTTTTGTAATACCTGGGTTAGCCTCAAGGTATGCAATTCTACGGTCTAGTGTTGCCATGCTTGGAACAGCCTGTGTTATTCCATAAGGTACCATTGCATCGCGCAAGTCTAGTTCTATGCCATCAACAATTTCTTCGATAACCTTTAGTTCTTTTCTTGCAGCAGATAAATGCTGCGACCTTGTAGCAGGAGAAGCATTCTTAAGTAGGTCATTAACAGATTCTTCTGCGTAGTTCTTAGCAGCAATTGCCTGTTGTAACATCACCGACCTGTCGGATACGTTAGTAGCAACAGCCTTGTATTCAGACCTATTAATAAGTTTCTTTTTAATCTGGTCAGTAGACCAGTTGTAAAAGTTTATAGATGCTCTTTTTGTTCCTGCGGCAATGATTTCATTTCTTACAAAACCAATACCTTGTGCTAGACCAACGCTGATAATTGGCTCAAACAATGACTGCTTAAAAGCGTATGAAGGGCGAGCAAGTACGTCAAATGTCCATACTTTGTTTAGTTCACCAAAGACATCTCTTGTAGCGCGATTTGCAGACCGACCAACCTTAGTAAGTCCCTTTGCTGCCTCAATATTAAGTTGAACCTCAATATCATCCCAAGGCGTGAAACGGTAGGTTTCTGCAAGTTGACGTAATGTCTGTGGTTGAACAAGTATTGCATTTCCATCGTAGCCAATTCCAAATCCGTTTTCTTTAACAGACTGCATTCCTTTGCTAACGTTCATTTGGAAACGCGCTACGTAAGTATTAATTAAATTTTCATCATATATCTTAGCCTGGTATGCAAGCATGCGGCCAACCTGGGAGTCAATTGACTTAAGCGCCTCTACCTGTGCGATAGAACCCTTACCAAGTGTATTCATGTATTCATCTTCTAGACGAGCACGAACAACTGAAACTTTTTCGTATACTCCAGGCTGTGTCTGAACCTTAGCACTACCATCTCTAAACATCTTCATGTTGTTGAGGAATCCAGTAAGTTCTACACGCGCCTGTAATGGGCGCATACCTGATAGAGATACAAATCCTGCAGGAAGTGATTCTGTCCCACGACCAGCAAGACGAACTCCACGCATTACTAATCCGCCAGCAGTTGTTCCAATTGTAGTTTCAAGAAATCCTGATAACTTTTCATATTCTCGACCACGAATTGCTGCCTTTGTTTTACGAACTGCACTCTGTCCTTTAATCAGTGCAGATGCACCAACTATAGGTTCAATAGGCATAAATTCTTTTGCGCCGTAGGTAAAGTCATTCTTTTCATCAAAGAATGCATCCTTGATTCGCTTAAACTGTGGGTCGCTATTAATAGCATCTTCAAATACTTTATTTAAACGTGCAGCACCAATGCCTTTTGGCATAGGCAACTGTCCATTTTGAATAGCCTGATTGCGTATCTGTGACTTAACATCGGCAATATCAAATAGTTTGTCGCTTGATGTCATAGCCAAACGCTCTAGTGCAGCAAGGTTGCCCTTGTCAGCAAGAAGGATGTCTTTAACAACACTTGCATCGTTTGCTTCACGAATAATTGGAATCAACTTTTCATTCGTGGTATATTTCATAACTAGGTCTTCAATGTCGCCCCAGTCTCTGCTAGTAGCAAGAAAAAGTGCGTGACTTCCTGTAACAGTCTTTGCGCCTTGAGCACCATTAGTCTTGGCATATAGAATGCCATTTTCCATATCGGTTGCTAGGGCTTCAACGCTCTTACCTTTGGTGTATAGACCCGCAGGTTTTGCAATGGATTTAACTCCAACGCCAATGGCTTTACCAGCAACGTTAATACCTAGACTTCCTACAACAAAATCACCAATACCAGTATACCAACGACCAACTGCATTGTCGACAAAGTTGGCTTTAATGCTTTGGTCATTCCATAGGTTGACAGTATTAAGGTCAATTTTATTAGTAGATAAAATTAGTTGAGATAAAGGATTGATAAGTGGGACTAAGTCTGACTTTGTAAGAGCCTGCATTGCAGAAACTTTTTCACTACGATTGTAGGCTCTTTTAATATCTTCAAACTGAAAGCCTTCTTCAAATTGACCCTTTTGATAAAGGGGAGACTGTAAATCAGTTAGTAGTGCAAATGTTGATATTGGACGAGAGATAAGTGGTGAGTAAATTTTATCATTAAATTGAACAGCAGCCTTGAGTAGAAAGTCTGCTGTAGACTTAGTTGCAGCCTTAGCAATGCGTCCTGGTGCAGTAGATTCAATTGACTTGTTTACACTGTCAAGAGCATTTCTTACATTTTTAGTAAATTCTTCTTCTCTTTTTTGCTCGTCTGCGTTAAGATAGGAGCCGCCACCTGTAATCTTTTTACCAATCGCACCAAAGGTGGATAAAAATGAATTTAATAAAGACATCCCTACCCCCTAAAAGTTTCGTTTGATATAATTTTTTTCGTTTCCGCCTTTGACGTCTTCTCCAGTAATTCCAATAATAAAAGAATCACGTTCTTCTGGAGAGGGCCATGAAATCATTGCAAGTTCAATTGCTATTGCTGCATTTTGGTAGCCAAATGAGTTGGCAAACTTGTCAACATTATCAAAGAAACTTCCAGGATTAAAAGTAACATCATCCATTTGGCATGCCGTTAGCATTTTGGATAAGATAGTTTACAAAACGCTTGTATGAATCTGGAGCATTTGGAGACTGGGCAGCAAGGCTTAAGTCTGGCAGATATGACATAGCAATCTGTACATTTTCGTCTTGGCGTGCATCACTCTTAAACATGTTTGGCAGTGCTTCTGAACCAGGACCAGGGCCAAAATCTACGCCTGCAGTAATTGGCTCTGACGGATTATTAGTTGGGTCCATAAATGTGCCAATAGGTGAAAGATTAATTCCTGCATATGGGTCACCTGATGGTGCTCCACTTGCTGCCTTAACCGAGGCTACTGCTGCATTACCTTCAACTCGAGAGTTGTTTAAGGCACTATTTTGTCCATACGCAAAGCCAGTATAGTTACCACTTTGTCCTGCTCCACCTGTACCTGAAACGTTGGCAGGATTATTCTGTGGAGCGGTTGGGCGCATTCCGCCTCTATTTTCTGGTGCTGTTGTCATTGCGCCTCCTACTTAAATTGTCTAAATATATGAATCGGTTCTGAGCACATATTATCGTATTGAATTGCAATAGCGATTGCTTTACGAACCATTATTTCTGCTTGGTTAATAGTCTTTACTTTTTCCACACCCAACGCTGCCAATGCACCGAGGGCAACATCTCCACCACTACCCATAACATATACATCACGAACATCGGTATCCCAAGAGTAATCCTCAGAAACCGAAAAAACTTGCCCTTTGACTGAGATGAGGAACCCGCCGTCGATTTGCGCAACATCGCCATCTTCTTTCATATCAATACCAGCATCAACAAAATTCTTACGCATTGCTGGTATAAACTTCTGCGTCATGTAAATACTTAAATCTTCTTTACTTGTGGGCCTAGGTTGCACATAGCCATAATGTAAAACATTACTCGCACGCGAGGAACCGCATCCAGCAATTAGTACACCATTGTTTTCTACAATCTTTGGTGTCTTTGCTATTTGAAAGCGCCCATCCTCATCACTAAGACGTGAATCACATCCTAGTACCGACCAACCGTCACCTTGTATCGCTACTAGCGTTGTCATTTTATCCCTTAGTTGTTACTCGTCCCGATGCCTTGCCACTACCGCTTAGAGTAGATAAAATTGTTTGAATGTCTGGACCCATTTGAGCAGGTGCCATACCCATATCTGTTGGAGAGCCTCCTACTGGAGCCGCGCCTGGAGCAGGGGACGGCTGCTCAACAGGAGAAGTTGCCGCCCCAGCAGGAGGAACCTGTTGCTGTGGAGCAAATATCTCTGCAATAGCATCTTCAAGAGTCTGACCCTTTTGACGTGCAGTGATTACTCCCGCAATCTTAGTTACGATAGACGATGGGTCCCCGCCTTGTGTAGCCATTGCTGGAATAGCCTGAGCCATTGCAGTAATTCCACCTAATAGTGAAGTTCGCATGTTTTCGATTTCAATCTTTTCAAGTTCTTGTGTAACATTGACTGTGAATGGTAATTCACGCATAGCCATATCCTTGGAGATTAATCCTCCACCAAGAGCCTGTAACATAAAGATAAGTCCCTGTGCTGGGTTAAGACCAGCAAGCATACCGTAACGAACATCTGCAGAGTAATCACCCTTGATGTCCTTGGTTGGCTTGTATGTAATCTCGTAAGGTGAACCAGAGTCTACACCACGAATTGTTTTTTCTTCTGCAAAAATCTTCTCATCTACTTCAAAGCAGAGAGAAACAACATCGCGTAGAGCAGATGCAAAGATTGCCTGTGCTGACTTAACCTGTGTATCAAAGGCACCCATGAGTGCCTGTACGCCCTGGCCAGTAACGATGCTTGCATCAATATTACCAGAACGACTTTCTGGATAACGAGTACCAGCGCGAAGTTCTTGATTAAGTAGTTGCGCTTCTGTAAATGCGCCTTGTGGAATGTTTAATTCGACACGACGAACGCCAGCAGGGTTGGCGGTACGGATAACCGCATCGCCACCCAACTGGAGTTCTTGAACGTCTTGTGGTAGTACAATTGGTGCTTGAACACTTTTCTCTGCTGCTTCCATTGCCAGTAAGGCGAAACGGTTGCGGAGAAGTTGAATACCTAGTACGTCGTCGAATTGTCCACGCATTTCACCATCGATAGATGGCTTACGCGCCACGACAACCATCATCTTGCCCATTGGATTCAATGCGCGAGATAAAACTAAATTTTCCCTACGGGGTACATAAATTATAGATTGGTCTTTATCGTAATAACGAA